ATTAGCATTTCAAGTTCCTGCCGAACAGGTAACAGAAACCCTTACAAGAATGGGGAATATTGCTGCGGGTCTTGGTGTCCCTATGGGGCAACTTATTCATGTGTATGGGCAAGTAAAGGCACAAGGCAAAATCATGACTAATGACCTGTATCAGTTTATGAATGCAGGTATCCCTATTCTTTCCGAATTAGGTAAAGTGTTAGGTAAAAGCGAAGCAGAGATTAAAGATATGGTTTCTGCAGGAAAAATAGGTTTTCCAGAAGTACAAGCCGTTATCAAAAATATGACCGATGAAGGAGGGTTATTCTTTAATCTAATGGAGGAGCAATCTAAGGTTTTATCTGGGCAGGTATCAAATTTAGAAGATGCTTTTGAACGAATGCTCAATAAGATTGGCGAAGGTAATGAGGGCATTCTGTATAGCGGTATTGAAGGAGCAACCTATTTGGTGGAGCATTACGAAGATGTTATAGATGTTTTAACCATTTTAGTGGCGACTTATGGCTCGTATCGTGCGGCGTTAATTGTAACCTCTGTATTACAAAAAGCACAAATTGCCCAACAGGCTATATCAAATTGGCTATCGTTAGCCAAATCAATCAGAACGGCAAAAGATGCACAAGCCTTGTTTAATCTTACTACATCAGCTAACCCAATAGGTGCTATTATAGCTCTAATAGGTCTTTTAGCTACTACTTATGTAACCTATGGAGATGAAATAAAAAAACTAATCGGCATAACTAATGAATACGATGAGATAAATAAAGAGTTAAGCGAGACTTTATCCGAGATAGACCAAAAGGGTACTGAAGAAATTTCTACACTTGGGAAATTATATAAAGTTGCAACAGATGATAAAAAATCAAGGGAGGAAAGATTAGCTGCTACAAAAAGACTTCAAAATGAATATCCTTCTTATTTTGGAAACTTATCTGCTGAAATCATTATGGCAGGTAAAGCTGCTAATGCATACAATTCTCTTCGTGAGGCTATCATAGCATCTGCTAAAGCAAGGGCTATTCGTTCCAAAATAGAAGAAATAGAAAAAGAGAGATTAGAAGGGGAAGCAGAACTCATCAACAAGAAAGAAGAAATTCTAAAAAAATACAGAAAGGGTAAAAAAGAAGGTTGGAAAGATGAAACTGTAAACTATGGCAGAGATGAGTTTGGAAAAAGTAACATTGTAACATTCAGAGGAGAGGATAATAAAAAGGCTTTGGCTAGTCAATTCGTTGATGTAAATAAACGCCTAAAGGAGTATCAAAAAGAAACAGAAAAACAAACTCAAGTATTTGCAGATATGGCGGAAGAACAAGAAAGAATTTCTGCCAAATACAATGCTGATAGGCAAAAAAGAGAGGAAGAAGAAGCTAAAAAACAACAAACGAGTTTATCCAATACGGCAAACGAAACCAAGAAAAAAGCCAAAGCACACCAAAAAGCCTTAGCAGAGGTTTATTCTAAGAACTCAATAAAGGATTTAGAAGAGCGTATTTCCCTTTGGAATAATGCTTTAGAAAGAGCCACTAAAGACAAAGACGGAAATTATCAAGTTAAGGTAAGAGGGAAAGACAAGTATGGAAAAGAGTATGAAACAGGGCAGGTGGTTTCTAAGGATAAAGCACTAGAGGAACTCAAAGTCCTTAATGAAGCTAAAGCTAAAATTGAGGAAGAGTTTAGGATAAAATCCACAGAAGAAGAACTAGCAGAACTCAAAAGAAGAATCAATCTTAGGGATAAGTATTTACAAATAGGAATGAATAGACCCGAACTCATCAATGAGGATACGGTAAATAATCTATTTCCTGACCTAAAGGACAAATCTTATGTCCAAGTCTTAGAAGAAAAAAGAAAGGCTTATCTAGGGCTAATAGAAGCTCAAAAAGCGACAGAACAAACTACTATAGATTTAATCTTCATTGAAAATGAATTGAAAAACGCTAATGGTACAGAAACCTTTATGCAAGGCGTTAATGATAGAATTTCAGAACTTAAAGAAAAATATAAAGGGGCTGAGCTTATAGATAAACTTAAAAAAGCCAAAAGTTTACAACTAGGCGGAACAGAAGAAGATAATTTAGAGAGAAACAAAGCCTATGCTTCGGCTTTAAAGGAAGCCCAAAAGGACTACGATAAGTTTTACAGAGACCTTTTGGAGCAACAAAAAACATACGAAGAAAAAAGCCTTGAGTTACAAAAAGAATACACAGCCCTCAAAGCCACAGAAAGATACAAAAATGCCACTCCAGAAGAGCAGAAAAAGATAGACAAGCATTATAAGAAAGAGCAGTCCAAATTAGATATGGACGCTTTTAAAGAATCTGGCGATTGGGCGTTGGCTTTCTCTGATTTGGAGTATATGAGTCAAAGTACCATTGAAAGGGTTATCAAGAACTTTGAAGACTTTAAAAGAGCCAAAGAGCAGAACCTAGAGCCTACGGAGTTAAGGGAGCTTAACGACACCTTGAATAAGCTAAGAGCAAAGGCAGGAAATAATCCGTTTACAGGCATTATATCTGGAGTTAAAGGCTATGTACAAGCCAATAAAGATGCAAAAACCGCCCAAGACGAATATAATGCTACTGTTGATAAGTTCGGTAAAAATAGCCCTCAAGCCCAAGAGGCTTACAGGAAGATGACCGATGCCGAACAAGAAGCCATAAAAGCTAAGCAGTTGCTTAATGCACAGTTGCAAAAAGGACAGGATATATTCAACGCTACCATACAAGGAGTAACAGAATTAGCAGATGCTTTTGGCGGAATGGACGATGCTACAAAAGATGCTATCGAGGATATTACAGCGGTCGGTAATGCGGCTTTTGATTTAGCAAAAAGTATTTCGTCTGGAAATATCGCTGGAATGATAAGTGCGGGATTGAAGTTGATAGGTTCCATTTTTAAAGCTCTAAACGGCGATAAGAGAAGAGAAAGGGAGGTAAGGCGCCAAGAACAAGCCATAAGAAAGCTAAAAGACGCGTATGATGAGTTATCACACGCTCTTGATAAGGCTTTCGGATCTCAAAAGCAAAAGGGGCAGCGGGAGCTAATCCAAAACTTGAGGCAACAGCAGCAGGCGATACAAAACGCTAAGAATGCGGAAAGTCAGAAAAAGAAAAAAGACCAGGGAAAGATTGACGAGTACAACGCCCAGTATAAGGCGACAGAACGAGCGATTAAAGACCTTGAAGAAAGCATTATAAAGGATGTTCTTCAAACCGATATTCCCGAAATGGCTGCCAAAATTGGAGATGTGTTGGAGGATTCTTTTTTGCGGGGGAAGGATGGTTTGAAAGATTTGGATAAGGCGTTCAACAATATGTTGAGGGGGATAGCGAGGCATCAGTTGGATTTGTTTCTTCAAGATGAGATGAAGGGATTTTATGAAAAGGCAAGGAGTTACGCCGGGTTTGATGAAAAAGGCAATGGAAGTTTTGATGGGTTTCAGGATTGGGAGATAGAAAGCCTTAAAAGTATGTGGCAATCCATATCTGAGAATGGGCGGAAATTTTTGGAAGGGATGTCGAATGTTTATGAGGGATTCCAAGAACTTGAAGACCCGGACTCCTTGGCGGGAGCAATGAGGGGAATGAGTGAGGAAACCGCAGGGATACTCGCAGGGCAATTTAATGCAATCCGTATTCACGTTGCAGAAATACAGAAAAATCAAGGCTTTGGGTTAGACATTGCGAAATCTTCGCTACTTAACCTAATGAAAATAGAGGAAAACACCCGAAACCTTTATCAAATGAGAAAAGACCTCGCAGAAATGAACGCAAAAATAAAATCTAACGACACTAGAGGACTAGGATTATGATATTAAGAATGAGACAGTACAAAATCAGCAGGAATATCCAATACTTGGTAAACCGCTTTAGCAAAAGGAATATCTACCTTACGATTTCCCTTTATAATTTGGTTCACTTTGGAAAGGCTTATTCCAGAAACTTTTGCAAAATCGGTTTGAGACATCTTTTTCTCAAACAATCTAAGCTCTACCATTTCGGGAAGAGTTTTAGGTTGTGCAATGGGATAAAAAGCATCTTCGTACTCCTCCAAAGCAGAAGACAAAACACTAATACGGTTAAGTTCTGTAGAAGTCAGAAGTTCCTCTCCTTTTTTCATCAATTCGTCTACCTCTTGCAAGTAGCGTTGATAGTCTTTTTTAGTGTTTATTTTCATAACTTTTTAAAGTTTAGTTTGTCATATTCAGCGTGTGTACCCACAAATTTTACAAATACGGTTCTTGCTCCAAAAATAACCCTAGCAACAATACGACAATGGTTGCCCTTTATATTAAAGACAAATAGACCATTGCCTACACTGTCTACACTATTAAAAGACTGCTTCATTTCTGCGAAATTAGACCAATCAGCATCTTTTACAACGAGATACCAACGCCAAACCTCTATGCTATGGTCAGGTCGGTCATTTAGATACCTCTTTAGTGGGGCTTTTGAAATAATAACCATAAGACAAATGTACGAAATTATTTCATAAAATGAAATTTTATTTAAAAAAACGAAATATGAAACTACAAGACATCATACAACAAGCTAAAAAGCAAGGGCTATGCGAAGAGTGGTATAATGAAATGAAATGCTATCCTACTTTGGAGACATTATGTAGAATGTTTTTCAAGGGTGATGATTGGGCATTAAAAAACAATTTTCCAAGCGAGAAAATGCTCCATTATTTCAGAGGAGAAACAGAGCAATACGGATTATTCTTAGATGCTTTGGGAAAAGTTGAAACAATGTCTAAAATGGCGTTTTTCGGCTATTCTAATGTTGAGCTGAATTACGGCGATTTTAGTGTTTCCTCTCTCATTTTAAGGGGGAACTCTAAGGCGAAAATCACGGCGAAAGATAACGCTATCATATTTGTAACAGTGTTGGATAATGCAGAGGTTATTGTAGAAGAACAAGACCATGCTAAAGTGAAAATATTTAGAAGATGACAAAGGAAGTTTTATACATTCTGAATAGCAAATATTTTAAAGATTTTGGAGTATTTATTTCAGAATCCAAAGGGCTTTTGGATAAACCTAAGTTAAAATCTAGACGGTCTTACGATTGGGCGGAGTATCACGGCAAAGCGGTAGATTTAGCCAAGCCCAAATACGACGAGAGAGAAATTGAGTTGAAAGGTTGGGTTGAGGGCGAAACTTGGTCGCAAATGAAAACCAATTTTGATACCCTTTTGTCAGAATTTGACAAAGAGGGGTTACAGAGGTTGGTTATAGAATACTTAGGAAACGCTTTAGTATTTGATGTTTACCTTTCTGGCGGAGTAGAACTTGAAAAATCCTTTAAAGAGGGTAAAATGGTGGGGTTCTTCACTTTGAAAATGAAAGACCCCAACCCTATCAAAAAAGTATTTAAACTTATCGGTAGCGATTTGCAATTATCCTTTAATGCTCAATCTTGGGTAGATATAAACATAGACGGAATAAACGAAACAAGAAAGGGGAATATAACAATCAATAAGGCGGTGCCAAGTAGAGAGTTAAGTGGCTATGGTTTTTATGGTCGAAACCTAGCTCGCAACACCGAATTTAAAAACGGTGGAGAACATTGGAGCAAAGGGTATCCACAAGCAGAGTTTCTACCTAATGAAAGAGCAGTTAAGATAACCTCAATAGATGGACAAGATTACAATCAAATAGACCAAAATATAAAATGTGAGAAAAACACAGAATATACAATATCAGCCTTTGTTAAGGGGATAGGTTCTGCCTTTTTCTACGCATTAGAAATGAAAGAAAATGGTACTTATACGGCTGTTTATTCTGATAATTACAGGGAGTTCCCTGTTAATTCAGAATATAAATATGTGAACTTCACAATAAGGACACAGTCTGACGCTGCCTATTTCATCTTTATACTAAGAGCATTTAGCAACAATACAGTTTGGTTTAAAGATGTAAAAGTGGAAAAAGGCAACAACGCAACTGACTGTACGCCTGCCCCTGAAGACACTCATTATATTACAATATCAGGAAACATAGACGAAATTACTAACCTACAAACCAATGCAGAAGAATTATGGAGTTTATAGTCATACAAGGAGATAAGCCCCTTAACCTTAATAATAGGAAGCCTTTGCGTTCGGTTACCAAAGCCGAACATAGACAATCTTTGTTATCAGAAGATGTAATAAACATCACCGTAGAAAGCAAAACTCCTCTTGCTTTACAAGTAGGCAACCATATAGAATATGAAAACCGAAAATATACTCTCAACTCTGCACCAAAGGTAAAAAAGGAGCAAGGGTATTATGCCTATGATTTAGTTTTTGAGGGAGTACAGTATTTATTGAGAGATAAGGTGTATTTCAACTTGGACGCTCAAGGTTTCCAAAATACGGCGGATTTTCCTTTAACGGGAGAAATAAACATTTTCCTTACGACGCTAATCACAAATATCAATTCCATTTCAGATTTTACTTGGGTTTTGGGTGAATATCCACAAAACACGGAAACTAAAACGCTGACTTTTAATAATGAAAACTGTTTAGCGGTTTTACAAAAAATATGTCAGGAATACGATACCGAGTTTGAAATCAAGCAAGATTTAGAGAGAAAATCTTACACGCTCAACATTAAGAAAATAGGCGAAACTTTAAACCAAACCTTTGAATATGGAAAAGGAAATGGGCTTTATTCTTTAAGTAGAGTAAATGTGAATGATAATGTGATTACCCGTCTTTATGTTTTCGGCTCAACGAATAATATTAAAAGCGGATACCGAGATTATTCACAGCGTTTGCGATTGCCTATTTCTCACGGAAAGGAATATATTCAGGACGATGCTAAGGTAAAATTGTTCGGCTTAAAAGAGGGCGTTAAAAATTTTGACGACATCAAACCTACTTTTAAGGGGATAGTATCAGGCGTTACCAATTTGGAAAACGGCTCGCAAGAGATAGAGGTTTCTAATATGGACTTTGACCTGAACGAAACTGACAGCAACGGAACAAAGTATTTATTAAACGATACTCCCGCGAAGCTCCATATAAACAAAGGAAATTTGGCAGGATATGAATTTGAGTTGCTTAAAAACGGAGGATATAACCACGCTACTAAGACTTTTAGAGTAAAGCAATTTACAGACGAAAGAGGACAAAAGTTTCCAGAAGCAGGTTCTGTGTTTTCATTTGCGGTTGGCGATGAGGTTACCTTGTTGGATATTGCTCTACCTGAACAGTACATTACTAATTCCGAAAACAAGCTCCTTGAAGAGGGACAAAAGGAATACGAAAAACAATCGGTAAACAACCTTAAATATAATTTAGAGTTAGACCCTCTGTATCTTCAACAGATAGGTGATGGTACATCTATTTTCTTTAAAATTGGGGATTATATCCGTGTGATAGATGAACCGCTTAAAATAGATAAAACGACACGCATAGTAGATATTACGAGGGACTTATTAGATGAATATAATTACAAAATAGGCATTGCGGACACTTACGAAATCAGCTTTGTAGCAAGTCTGCTTACCGATATTAAAGATACTAAAACGGTTATAAAAACGCAGGAACAAATTAACCGACGAAATTACTTGAACGGTTATCGTAACCTGCAAGAGCTTCGAGAAAGTGTCTTTGATGTAGAGGGTTACTTTGACTCTACACATATCAAGCCAGAGAGTATAGAAGCCAATATGCTTTCGGTTGGAGCAAAGAGCCAACAATTTGCATTAGAAAATATAAGTCTGAATCCTAATATAGAGGGTAATCCTGCAAGAACATTTATTAGTGGTGGGAAGTTGGTTCATTTTTCTTTAGAAGACGATATTAGAGAGTGGAATTTACTACCATACAGCCGTAATGATTTATTGAATCAGGTTTATTACGTTTATGCGAAATGTTCAAGAGGAAGTAGTAATGCGATGTGGTATATCACCACCGAGCAGATAAGGTTTGATAGTCGGTCAGATTATTATTACTTCTTGTGTTACTTACTCTACACACCAAAAGACAGTAAACGAGAAGCAGAAGCAATGTACGGTAATGTATTTATGCACGGAGGGCAAATAACAGCAGGGAGAATTAAATCGCTCAACGGACAAACCTATTTTGATTTGGATAGTGGGGAAATAGCAGGAACGATTAAGTTCAAAAGCGGTAATGGTTATGTGGAAGTTGGGAGTGCTATACAACAAGCGGTAGATGCGGTGAGTGTAGGAGGCAGAAATTTGGTATTGAAATCAAATATTGAAAAAACAGGACGATATAATGTTTATGATACCATCTATAATGATAATCCAGAGCTAATAGGAAAAGAGGTGGTATTTTCCGCAGATATAGAAACTAATGAAGATAACGATTTAGCGATATATAACAGTAACGGAACAAGTTTAGTTGCTTCTGCATCTTCCTCTCGTCGTATTGTAAGTGCAGGAAAAACAAGGATAAGTCATATTTTCAAACTTGCAGGAGTAAACAATGGACAGCCTCGTCGTCTGAGATTTGAGACTTATTCTTATAGTAATTTGCCTTACAAAGTAAGTAATGTTAAGATAGAGCTAGGTAATAAAGCTACTGATTGGACGCCTGCTCCT